CCCGGACATCGCCGATGCCCTGGCCCTGACGTTCGCGGCCCCGGTAAGCAAGGTGACGTTTGAAGACCTGCCGCTGCGGCCGCAACGGAAGTCGCGCGACGCCTTCAATCCGTTCCGCCCCGCCAAGCGATAGCCTCCCGCTTGCTACGGCGCACCGCAACTGCTAGCCTGCTACGGTGCCGCCGTATTCCATCCGCCGCAGCAGCATCGCGCAGATCCGTGCGAACGAGCACGGGTTGACGCGGGCGCACTACGCCGAGGTCTTTGGGCTCGATCATGCCGACCCCGACTGGCGCGCGATGGAAGCGGCCGAGGTCGCTGGCGGTGCGTTCTCCCTGGCCGTGTGGGATGACTTGCGGCTAGTTGGCTACGCGGTCGGCACGCTGGCGGTGTCGCCCCACGATCGCCGGCAACTGTGCGTGGTCACGTGGTGCTACGTGCATCCCGTCGCGCGGTCGTTCGGCCTGTGGCGGCAGCTGCGCGCGTGCCTTGCGGATGCGGCGCGGGCGGAGGGGGCCGAAGTGCTGCTGTGGGGCGCGGGCCATGACACCCAGTTTGACCGGCTGCTGGCCCGTCTCGCGAATCGCGGGGCGGTTCGGCTGGTCGAGCACACGTACGAGGAGGCGTTGACCTGATGGGCTACGTTCAAGCGGCGATTGCGGCGGCCGGGCTGGTGTACGGCGTGGTTCAAGGGGAGCGTGGCAACCGAGCGCAGAAGCGCGGGTTGGCCATGCAAGCCGATGCGCAGCAGACGGCCGAGGACGCTGCACTTCGCCAGGAGAGGCAGGCGGCCGAGGCGCAACGGAGGGCCGCGCGCCGTCCAGCCGACGTGTCCGCCCTTCTCGCTGGCGAGCGCGGCATGGGCATCAGCTCGATGCTGTCCGGTCCCGCTGGCGTCGCTCTCAACCGCCTCCGCCTTGGCCGTAGCTCGGCGCTGGGGGGCTGATGGTCGCCGCCGTCGGCACGCCTACCCGTCGTCGAGATTGGCTGGACCGGCGCCTTGCTGGTCTCAAGGCCAACCGCACCCGGCACGAGTCGATGTGGGTGGAGTTGGAGGAACAGTTCCCGAGCGGCGCGCGGATCAATGTGGATGCGGACCCTGCCAGTGGCAAGGCAGGGACGCGGCAAGAGGCCGTCTACGATGCCACCGGGCAGCTGGCGGTGAACCGCTGTGTCGCCGGCATCATGTCGAACACGACGAGCCCGGCGCGTCAGTGGCACCGCAACACGCTGGACGACCAGGAGGCGCTGGAGGAAAGCGACGTTCAACGCTACCTGGACGAAGTGACCGCGATTCAGCGGCGGGCGTTGCAGAAGTCGAACACGTACCGGGTGCTGCCGCACATCTACCGGGAGCTTGTGGTGTTCGGGACCGGGGCCGCGCTGGCGTTGCCGGACTTCGACAACGTCATTCACCTGCACCCGATGGTCACGGGTAGCTACTGGCTCGGCCAGGACAGCAAGGGCAAGGTCAATGCGTGCTACCGCGAAATCTGGATGACGATTGCCCAGATCGTCGAGCGGTGGCCGGACACCTGTTCGCAGCAGATCAAAGATGCCTACGCCCGTGGCGAGTGGGACGGCTGGCGCAAGGTGGTGCACGCCATTGAGCCGCGCAGCCGTCGCTCCATGTCGTCTCCGCTGGCGTTGGACATGCCGTGGGCGAGCTACTACTACGAACCGGGCAGTCGGCAGGATGAGTCGGACTTGCTGGAGGAAGGCGGGTATCGCCACTTCCCGGTGCTGGCCCCCCGCTGGAAGCGCGAAGGCGAGGACATCTACGGCTACAGCCCGGCGAGCGAGGCGCTTCCGTTCGTGCGCCAGTTGCAGTTGCAGACGCTGAGTGAGGGCAAGGCGATAGCGCGTGAGGCGGAACCGCCCGTGCAGGTGCCAACGGTGTTGAAGAACGACGACGTGGACACGTCGCCGAACGGCATCACCTACTACGACCAGACGACGCCAAGCGGTGGCGTGCGCAGGCTGATCGAGCAACCGAGTGACCCGAGCTGGCTGCGTGCGTCGATGGCGGACGTGCGCGTTCAGATCCAGCAGATGTTGTTCCTAGACCTGTTCCAGATGCTGGCGATGGCCGGCGTCGACACGAAGATGACGGCCACGGAGGTGGCGCAGCGTGTCGAGGAAAAGATGCTGATGCTCGGCCCCGTCATGCAGAACCTGCACGACGAGCTGTTGGTGCCGCTGCTGGAACTGATCTACTACTACCTCCAGGAAGGCGGTGCTCTCCCGCCCCCGCCGGAGCTGCTGCAAGGCCGCGACTTCACGCCCGAGTTCCTGTCGGTGCTCTACCAAGCGCAGAAGGCGGTGAGCGTCAACGCGGTGGAACGCTGGCTGATGCTCGTCGGTGGCATGGCGCAAGCAAAGGCGGACCCGTCCATCTGGGACGGCGTCGACACCGACTGGATCTTGCGCGACTCCGCATCAAACCTGGGCGTGCCGGCGAAAGCGGTCATGTCCAAGGATCAGGTGCAGGCGCTGCGGGATGCACGGGCGGCGGCACAAGCGCAGCAGGCCGAGTTGGCCATGGCGCAGCAGCAGGCCGCTACGGCGAAGGATCTTGGCCAAACGCCCATGGGCACGGGCTCGGCGTTGGACGCACTTACCGGCTACTCGACAGTCTGATGATCTACAACGACTGCGAACTGTGCGGCGTCAACGCGCTGCTCGACTGCTTCGATAGGCTCGGCGTCCGACTGTGGGCGTGCGACTGCTGCCGGAGTGCGTCGTGAGGAGTTCCGGGCCAACGGCTAACCCGACGCGCGAGCGTGCCGGTGAACGGCGCGTGGCGATCCAGCAGGCGCAGAAAACGGCGTCGGTGGTGCGGGACAACCTGTCTCCGGGTGTCGTCGATCCAGCGGGCAACACGTCCGGCACGCTGTCGGGCTCCAGCACGGTCGCGGTGCTCGATGGCGGCAAGATCCTGTCGGCGACGCTCACGGAAATCGGCGCCGTCATCGGCGGCGGTGGCGGTGGAGGCGGCGGCGTCTACTGGCTGGAAGTCGACCTTGGCTCGACTCCATCCACCGGAGGCTCGTTCGAGATCACGATCCTTACCCCGGCGACCGTCGGAAGCATGGTCATCGTGAGCGAGATTCCTCGCACGCTGTCCAACAGCGACGCAGGCGACAGGGCATCGGCCGACCCGGTGACGTATGCCGGCATCGTGACCGAGACGGAGAAGGCAGTTGTCTACTGGTCGTGCCCCTGGCTCGTGATGGGCCTACGCGCGATCGCCTACGAAGTGAGGGAGCTACTGTGACGCTGATTCAGGGACCGAGCACCAACACGGCGGAAGTCGACGCGCAGAACAACCTCCTCGTCAATCTGCCGATGGATGACTCGCGCGCAGGGCATGCCGCCATCCTCGTCGAGCAGGACGCAGGCGACGTGACGGGGACGCGCAGCATCAAGTCCCCCGAGGCGACCGAGGACTACCGCGTCCGCGTCGGCATCGACCAGAACCTGCATAGCGAGTGGTTCAACTCGGCGGCGATCAACTCGGCGCTCTACACGTCGCCCGTGACCACGATGACGGTCGTGCAGGGCAGCGGCTACCTGACGCTCAACAGCGGCAGCAGCACGGCCAACGCCGCCGTGGCCCGCGTCACGTCCTACCGCATGTTCCCGACGCGCGGTTCGGGCGGAATCTCGTTCCGGTGTAGGGCGCAGATCACGAACGTTCCGCAGACCAGCAACGTGACGGAGTGGGGACTGCTCCTCGCCACCGGCACGACGGCCCCGACGGATGGCGCGTTCTTCCGCCTGAACGCTGCCGGCGAACTGCGCTGCGTCCTGAACGTCAACGGCACCGAGTCGCAGTCGGCGGCGCTCAACTTCGGCACGCGCATCGGCGCTGCCACTACGCGAAACTTCGCCATCGACCTGCACCTCTCCGGTGCCAACTTCTGGATTGATGACATCCTCGTCGCGCGCTTCGCCGACGTGGCTGGCGTCGGCCCCGTTGGCGCTGGTGCTCTGCCGATCACGTTCCGCACCTACAACACGGGCGTGACGGGGCTAGCCCAGCAGCTGCGCGTGGCGTTCGTGGCCCTCGACCAAGCCGACGTGCAGCACACCGTTGACCCGGTGGACGCGATGACGGGGGCTGGGCAGCACGCATCGCAAGGCCAGTCGGGCGGCACGATGGGCACGACGGCGAGCTATGCGAACAGCAACGACCCCACGGCTGCGGCTGCGCTGTCCAACACGGCGGCGCTGGTGACGGGGTTCGGCGGGCAAGCGCGGTTCAACGCTGCGGCCACGGCTGTCACGGACGGCATCGTCACCAGCTACCAGAACCCCGCCGGCACGGCTGCCATCACTGGCCGCACGATCATGATTCGCGGCGTCAAGATCAGCGCGGCCAACCTCGGCGCGGCTGTGGCGACGACGGCGACAACGCTCGCGTGGTCGCTTGCCTACGGGCACACGGCTGTGTCGATGGCGACGGCCGAAGCCACGGCGAGCGGCACGAAGGCGCCGCGCCGCATCCCGCTCGGCTTCCAAACGTGGCCCGTGGGTGCGGCCGTTGGTGCCATGCCGACGAATGGCGACGTGTACATGCCCTTCGCCGCGCCCATCCCTGTCTACCCCGGCGAGTTCGTGGCCACCGTGGCCAAGTTCATCGTGGGCACTGCCACCGCATCCCAGGTGATCTGGGCGCACGTCACCTTCGACGCTTACGTCGTCTGAGCACAAACCATGAACTGGACCCTCTCCGATGTTGGGCAGCTTATCGAGCGCATGGGCGGCTGGGCCGTGCTGTGCGTGTTCCTGTGGATCGGCTGGCGTCAATTCATGGCGCTGGCCACCCAGTTCTCCGCTGGCGTGCTGTCGAAGCTCGACGGCATCAAGGATGCGTTGAACGCTCACGAGCGTCGTCTCGACAAGATTGACGAGACCTTGGACGAGATCCAGCAGTACCAGCAGCAGCACACCGTCAACAAGCAGGTGACTTCCCGATGAGCCGTTTCGCCCTTTTGCTCCTGTGCTTCGCCGCATGCACCACCACCCCGGCCGAACGCGCGACTTACGACGCGATCGCCCCCGCCCACGCCGCCTACGTGCAGAGCGACCCGAGCCTGTCGCCCGAACAGGTGCAACGGCGTCTGGACATGCTGACCGCTTGGGGCGTCCGAGTCGGCGCGATCCAGCCGGCTGGCGCGAGTGCGGGGGGTGGCAAGTGACCGACATTCGCAGCGTGCTGGACACGATCAAGCGCGACGCCGGCCTCACGGACCCGGCGCAGATTGCCCTCGTGTCCCGCGTCACGGTCGACTTCGCCCAGTTGCAGGCGCGTGCGGCTGCCGGTGAGGACGTGGCCGAGGAACTCAAGGTGGTCACGGCGACCGCCCTCAACCTGTCCGAGAACGTCCGCAACGTCATGGCCAACCAGCTCGCGGGCTGGCTGTCGGCGCTGCTGTTCAAGGTGCTGTCGGCCTAACCATGCGAACCACTACCGCATTCCTTGCCCTGCTGCTGGCGTCGTGCTTCGGCTTGCCGCCTGCCGCCGATCCGTTCCCGCTCAAGGCCGCAGCCCTGTCGGCAACGCAGGCCGTCGGCACCGAAGGCATTCGCACGCTGACCACGAACAGCATCAGCATCGTCCTGTCGGGCGTGATGGCGTCGGCGCAGCTGCAAGACGGCCGATGGGAAGTGCAGCCGAACGGCCCGAACGGCGTGCAGCTGCTGTCCCACACGACCACCGAAGGCAACGTCGGCAGCGTCATCAACTCGCCGGCCCGTGGCGCGCGTGACGTGCAGACGCAGAGCGCCGTCGGCCGCTTCGTGCGCGTCGGCGACGTGCTGATCGTGGCATCAACGCAGGGGGCGACCGCGCAGTGCGACGAGATGACGGCGGTGCACGTCGTCCCGTGGACCCCGAACCCGCTGCACCTTGCCGGCCCGGCGCTGGGCGACCCCGGCAACGCACTGGTGTGGTGGCTGCGCGTCGGTGCGCCGCCGCTGGAGTCGAGCGCCATTAAGGCCGACCGGCTTCCGTCCGTGGTCAACCCCGACTCGCTCGGCATCAACTACTCGGCGTGGGGCCGTGGTCGGCCGACGTTCGAGTGGCTGGAGTCCAAGTTCGCGTTCATCGGCGACGTGGGCGACATGTGGGGCACCACCGGGTCGCCCGTCGCGCAGGTCGAGCCCTACGGCCGGCAGTTCGCCTGCCGCGTGTCGGTGGCGCTGACGATGCTGTGCAGCACGGCCCCGGCCGAGCAGAAGCAGCGGCTCGCGGTGCGGCTGGTGCAGGCCGGAGTCGATCTGCTGGGCGCGTTCCTCGACGGGCGCGAGCAGGAGGTTGACGGCGGCTGGTATCAGGGCAGGAAGGCGTGCGTCCTGTTCGCGCTGCACATGCTCGACGTGCCGCGCTTCCTGTGGCCGCTGGTGCTGCGCGGGCAGTTCCAAGAGGACTTGGCCTACGGCGACGTTGGGCCGTGGCAGTGGGGCAATCCGCAGTGGCGCTACGGCTGGCGCGGCCGGCATCGGAACCGCCACTTCTGGCACCTCCCGCCGGCCCAGTGGAACGAGGAGTTCCGCGAGCGGTGGTACGCCAACTCGTACCTCTACGCCAACACCGGCCCGCAAGTCGGCACGGCGCTGGCCATGCGGCTCCTCGGCCTCACGCAGCACATGAGCCCGGCCATGGACGGCTGGATTGCCCAGTGGATGCAGGGGCCGTCGCCCGCCGTAGTGCAGGAACTCGCCGCGCAAGGCGTGTCGCTGCCGTGGGGCGAGGACTGGTCCACGGATCGCGCCGCCGGCTTCTGCGCCGCAGCGTGGCGCAAGTACGCCAACTGACAGTCCAGCGTCCGCTACCCGCTGGGACCGTTGGCCCGCCTCGGGGTTCATTCCTGCGGCGGGCCTTTTTCTTGTCCGGGGAGACACTGGGAGGACATGTCCTGGACATGTCTCCCCCGCTTGGCGGACGCGCCACTTATGCGCCATGGAGCGGGGGCATACGCGCCATTTACGCGCCAAGCCGCCTTTCAGCCTTGCAGTGCAAGGTTTGCAAGGCCGAGCAACTACGGTCCCACCGGATTCCCAAGTCCCGGATTTGGGACTGTGCCACTTGCGCCCCTGCGAATAGTCCGGTAGCGTCGTAGCCGTGAGCGCAGACCTGACGTTCCGGCCCGGCGAAAAGGCCCGACGCGACGCAGAGGCCGAGAAGGCCAAGACCGTCGCCAAGGCCCGCCAGACCCTGTTCATCCGGGACGCGCTCACGAAGCGAGAGGCACGCGACCTCATGCGCTGGGTGCTGCGGCTCGTCAATCCCGAGCGGCAGGACTTGGCCCCCACGTCGGGGGTGTTCAACCCCAACGCGATGACCATGGCGCACGACGACGGGCAACTTGCCCCGATTCGCCTGCTGTGGCAGCGCCTTGGCGAGCACGCACGGGACGCGCGGTGCCTCATGGAGCAAGAGGACCACGATGAGCGCAGCCCTGTCCACACCAACTGACCAAGGCACAGCCACCGCCGTGGCACCAGCGTCGCCGACGCCGGCCCCCGCGACTCCCGCAACCCCTGCCGTCGAGCAGAAGGGAGAAGCGCCCAAGCCTGCAACGGAGACGCCGAAGCAGCAGACCGCAGCCGACAAGGTGCTCGATGCCTTGAAGCCTGCCGAGTCGAAGGAAGGCGACAAGCCCGCAGCCCCCGAGAAGTACGAGGCGTGGAAGCTCCCCGATGGCGTGAAGCTGTCGGAGAAGGTCGACGCCGAGTTCACCACCCTGGCCCGCAAGGCCGGCCTCTCACAAGCGGACGCCCAGGCGACGCTGGAGAAGCTGGTGGCGGCCAATGACGAGCAAGTCCAGACCGGGCTTCGCTCCCAGGTGGAGCAGTGGGGCGAGCAGCTGATGGCCGACCCGGACCTCGGTGGCGACAAGTTCGACTCCTTCACCAAGCCCATGATGCAGAAGGCGTTGCACGCCTTCGACAAGAAGGGCGAGGTGGCGGCTTTGCTGATGAACGGCCTTGCGGTGCATCCGGCGATGGCCCGGTTCCTCGCAGCCGTTGGCAAGTCCGTTTCGCCGCACAGCGAGCTCGTCCAGGGGGAGCGAACTCCTCCAGCCGCTGGCGACCCAGAAGCACGAGCCAAGCGGTTCTACGAGACCGCCAAGGGCTGAACCTGAGACTAGGAGACTGACAGATGGCAACGCTCGCCGCAACGCACCCGACGCTGATGGACTGGAAGAACCGGCTCGACCCGGACGGTTCCATCGCCCAGGTCATCGAGAACCTGGAGCAGACCAACGACATCCTCAAAGACATGGTGTGGCTCGAAGGCAACGAGTACACCGGCCACCGGACGACCATCCGCACGGGTCTCCCGACGCCGACCTTCCGCAAGCTCTACGGCTACGTCCAGCCGACCAAGAGCACGACCGCGCAGGTCAAGGACTCCTGTTCGATGCTGGAGGCGTACGCCGCAGTCGACGAGTCGCTGTTCAACCTGAACGGCAAGTCGATGGCGTGGCTCCAGTCGGAGGACATGGCTTTCGTGCAAGGCATGAACAACGCCTTCTCGACGAACCTGTTCTACGGCAACGAGGCGCTGGAACCGGAGAAGTTCACCGGCTTCGACGTGCGCTTCAACTCGCAGAGCGCGGCCAACGGCGAGAACATCCTGACCGACGCTGCGACGCCGGACGCCAACGACAACACCAGCATCTGGCTGATCGGTTGGGGTCCGAACACGGTGCACGGCATCTTCCCGAAGGGGAGCAAGGCCGGTCTCTCGACGCACTACATGGGCGTCCAGCTGGACACTGACAGCAACGGCGGCAAGGCCAAGATGGTCACGACCCATTACAAGTGGGATTGCGGCCTCTCGGTGCGCGACTGGCGCTACGTCGTCCGCATCAACTTCGACCTGGAGAACGTGACCGCCTCCGGTTCGACGGGTCCGGTGATCGCCGACCTGTGCGCCAAGGCCATCCGTCGCATGCCCTCCATGGGCAGCGTGCGCCCGGCTTTCTACCTCAACCGCGATGCGTGGGACGCTTGGGATCTCCAAGCGAACAACAAGTCGACGCTGGCCTACACGACCACCTATGACGCCCAGGGCATCGCCCAGGACCGTTTCCGTGGCGTTCCCATGCGTCGCTGCGACGCCATCCTGAGCACCGAGGCGGGCATCTGAGCCCAGGAGCACACCAACAATGATCCTCGATTCCCGATCTGAGTTTTGCAACGCCACGAGCGTTGTCCTGACGCAAGGTGCGTCCTGGCAGAACATCGGCGATGTCTACGACCGACAGGCCGTGAGCGGTTTTAGCGCCGCCCCCGGCAACGTCACCGTGGACCTTGGCAAAGGCCAGCCGATCTACCTCGTCATCCGCGTCACGACTGGCGTGATCGCGGCCGGCAACGGTTCAATCGCTTTCCGCCTCGTGTCGGACACCAGCGACAACCCGCCGAACGCCTCGTCGGCAACCATCCACTGGACGAGCGCCAGCTACTCGACCACCACGGCCAACCCCTCGGCGAACTTGCCGGCCGGAACGCTTGTGGTCGCCATGGCGTTGCCGATGAGCAGCTACGAGCGATACCTCGGCGTCCAGGCCCTCGTCAGCACGCAGAACACGACGGCGGGTGCCATCGACGCCTTCCTGACGCTGGACTACAGCGCCGTCCGTCACTACGTCAACGCGATCGACAGCACGACCTGATCGCACAAGGCCCCTGGCTTTGGCTGGGGGCCTCCACCAACAACTGAGAGGCAGCCGTGTACGTCGACAAGAACTTGGTTTTCTGCGAAAACGCCGACATGCGCGCCTCGGTGCTCATCCCAGGCGTTGGGGAGTATCTGTTTGTCAGCGACACAATCGACCTGGGAACGGGGACGCGCGGGCTTCCTTACGACGCCGCTTCTCTCGTCATCTCGTGCGACACGACTTTCGCCGAGTCGACGCCTCCGTGCATCTTGACGGTCAGGCTCATCAGTGGGGCCACGCCCGGCTTGTTGGCCGACATCGTGGGAGCCACCTACTCGCTCCATTACCAAACGATCGCGGCAAGCGCATCGTTCTTGGCTGGGCAAATCAAGATCAACTCTGCTATCCCGAACATGACGGGGCAGTATCAGCGATACTTGGGCCTCTTCTTGGCTTTCAGCGGTGGCGGTCTCGACTCGGGAGCGATCACTTGCTACATGGCCGACGCTGCAAACTCTGCGGCGTACACGTTCCTTCCAAACGCCATCTGATCCATGAAAGTCGTCGCAACCAAGGTTGGCCACTACCTCAAGATCCGTCAAGTCGGCGACGTATTCGAGTGGCCCGACGAGCGCAAGCTGGCTCGCTGGATGAAAAAGTTCGACGAGTCGGAGCGTCCGAAGGTCAAGGAGAAGACGACCAAGACGGCTCCTCACGCTCTCTCGGAGATTCGCGAATCGTCGAAGTCTTTCGAGCAGCTGATGAAGGACGAGACGCTCAAGAAGCCGCAGTGACCCCATCGGCCGAGCCGGCCGGCCATTCTTGCCCGGCTGTGCTTAGCCCATGACGGTCAACGTATACGCAGGGCCGGGGACTTCGGCCTACGCCTCCACGCGCTTTACGGCGACCGTCAACGGCGTCACCAGCTACGTCTACGGCCTGACGCGCACGACGGCGCTGCAATCGGTTGCTTGGACGTTCGGCCAGTCGGTCGAGATGTCGTGGGTGAAGTTCACGGCCGACGAGACGGCGACGGTGACGATCACGCGGCTGGCAGGGGCCATCACTTCCGTGGTGGTCTACCCCGGCGGCATCGTGACCCCGGTGGTTGCCGGCAGTACCGTCACCATGGCTGTCCCGACGGGCACGGACCTGCGCGTCGAGATCAACGGCGACCGCGCGAACGTGATCCACGTTTTCGCCCGACCGCTGCCTCGATCTATCGGCACCGTCACCAACTGGACCGCCGTTACCGCGCGCACCATCTCCAGCATCGACACCGGGACGAACGTGGTGACGGTTGGCGCGGCGCACGGTTGGGCGGCAGGGCAGCGGCTGGCCATCGCCACGACGGGAACGCTTCCGGCTGTCACTGGCGACGCCTTGTCGATCCACGAGCCGGTGTACGTGCTTTCGCCGTCGGGCGCGACGTTGCAGCTTGCTCGGACTCCAGGCGGCGCTGCGATCGACTTCACCGGCTCCGGCACCGGGACGCTGACGCTCAAGCCAGCCAACTGGACAAGCGGGGCGCTCTACTTCGGCGCTGGCGTCCACGTCATCACGCGCCTCTTCCGACTGGAGGCCAACACCCGCGTCTACATCGACGCGAACGCCGTCGTCATCGGCAGCTTCGACTGGCGAGGCGTCACCGGCACCGGGCCGATCGTCGAGGGCGTGGGGACGCTGCTGGGCGACTTCGCGACCAGCGAGCAGGTGCAGACCATCACGGACTTCACGACCAAGACGGGGTACGCCATGTTCTTCGGCTACAACCTCGTCAACTTCACCTACAACACGGAAGTCCAGGGCATCACGATCGCGCGGACGCCCTTCTACACCGACTTTGTTGCCGTCAACCGCTATATCGGCGTGCAGGTAATCACGCCGTGGTTCTACGAGTGCAACGGCCTGCAACTGTGCGGCAAGCCAGGATCGGACTTCTCGGGGTTCATCCAAGACTGCTTCAGCTTTTGTGGCGACGACAACCTCACGTTGGGCGAGCAGGTAACTGACTTCTCCATCACGGTCACGGGATGCTTCCTCGTGACGATGGCGAACAGCAACATCCACCTCAACTACTGGCCGCAGCCGAACCAAACCACGACGGCTGTTTTCGACGAGATCGACTTCGTCCACATCGGCGTCGTCGACAACCCGGACAGCATCGCGTTCCCGGTGTACGGCGGCAACTGCCACATCAAGGCGTGGTCGGACGGGTTCATCGGCCAAGAGGACTTCGGCCGCTTCAACGTCACCTTCACGCGGCTGCGATTCTGGGGGCCACACGCTTCACGCTGGCTGATGCTGGCGAACGAGGACTACCCGTTCGACGACTACGACGATGCGCAGAGCCGTGACCAACGCGGGCGCATTGCCAACTGGTCGTTCGACGACGTGACGCACGAGCAGGTGCCGGGGCAGATCGGCGTCATCACCGGATTCGACTTCTACAGCACGCCGCACGACATCGCCTTCCGCAACGTTCGCTTTGCTGGCGAACTGATGACGGCCGCCAACTTCTTCGACTACTTCGAGACGAACGCCTACCCCTACAACATCACCGTCGAGGGCCATCCCGTGGTAACCGCAGTCGACATCAGCAACACGGCGCTGGACCTCATCGGCCACGCCAAGCGCATCACGTCCCTTGCCCCGCCGGATGGTAGTGCCGAGGCCGCCGTCTGCGCCGAGCACTACACCGACTGCGTGAACGAGCTGCTGGACTCGCACGACTGGAATTTCGCCACCGTCAAGCGGGCGCTGGTTGCTCGGCCAACGTCGGACGACCCGTCCTGGGACTACTGCTACGAGCTGCCTGCTGGGCTGCTGCGCGTCATCAGCATCATCCCGGCGGATGCCACGGACAACCACTACACGGCGACGGCTGCGGTTCCGGTGGACTACGAGATCCATGCCGACACGAGCGACGTGGTGCGCATCTACACGGACCTGGAGGACGCTTGGGTTCGGTTCGTGAAGTACGTCA